AGACGAGGCGGATTTGACCGTGAGCTGGACTAGGGCATCGAGGAAGAGGTTAGAGGTGTTGTCGACGGCGGTCGAGCCTTGTTGAGCAGCGTTGGCGAGAGAGGTGATGGTGCAGGTGATCGGCTGATTCGAGGTGCCGTACGAACTCTTAACTGTAGACATCTAAAGGACTTATGTACCACCCGAGGGAATTGTCAGGTCGTATGTGAACTGGATCGAGTTGCCTGATACCACGTTGATTGCAGAGAAGATACGGTGATCCCACAGCGTCCCGCTCGTAGACGCGCTGAACAATCCCCACTCGGTCACCGCGAACGTACCTCCATAGGTGATCGTCGCGACCGTCTGGTACACGTTAGTCGAGCCTGGGGTGGTCTGTGCGCCCGATACCCGCGCGGTGCCGGTCGGGGTCTGCAGAGTTGTATCAGTGACCGCAGCAGGCGACGTTCCCGTACCCGTATCGTGCCAATTGAATACGGAGGTCGAGGTACCCCCGGCGAACGTAGCTGCCTCGAACGCTACCCCAGCGTTAGTGACGAGCCCGATCACGAGCAGGCCTAAGCCGATCCAGAGATGCCAACCCCATGCGAGGCCGAACCCGATGATGATGGCGAGGATGGTCAGTTCGATGAGCAGGCCGATGCGGAACCGGTGAGGTGGCTGCACCAATTCGTCCGAGATCACGCCGAGGTCGCTGACCACTTCCCCGTTACTGTCCAGCACCTTCGCCGACAGTGTGCCCCTGCGCCGTCTCGTGCGTGCGTCCATCGACAGCGATTATGTCACAGGAGATGAGTGAATGGAAGGGCTTCTGGTGGTGGACCAACGGCCCAGTTGGGGCCAAGCCGATTGGAAAGAAGCCCTTACCTGCAAGGAACGATCGACACCCTCATTGTGGGGGTGGTCAGGCACGTTGTCAAGAGCCAGGAGTTTCGCAGCCTTGATCGGTGGACTGTACGGCAGGGGTTGTGACGCACTCATTCGTGGGGGGAGGCTGACAGCTCAACGGGGGTGTGTCACCCTCGGTTGGAGGCGGTACGCCACCGCCGCCACCACTTTGCGAGAACGGAAACGGGAACTCTATCGCGATCTGAGTGACCCGCATCTGCTGCTGCAGGGTGAAGGCGGGCTGATTCGCGACCTCGACAGCGGCTTGCGTGACCCGCATCTGCTGGGCGTTCCCTCCCTGGCGGAGAGCTTCGACGCGCATTTGAGTGATGCGGATGGGCATCAGCGTTCCACGAATCCCCGTTTCACGCCACGGCGCGTCTTGGTCTCACAGAGCACGTACACATGGGTCTTGCGCCACTTCACCATGTACTCTGCGTGGTGCTTGTTGCAATAGCGCTGCCCTTCACGGCAGACTTGGCCGCACTTGCTGCACCTGTTGATCCCACTCCTGTAGATCATGTGATGAGCTGATACCCCCACTGCGTATTGTTCACGTCGGTGGGCGTCCACGGATTAGTCGTCAGCGGATTGACGTCGAAGCAGTTACGGTAGTCGATGTAGGTTTCGTTGACGTACCGCCCGGTGGGGTCTGCCACATAGTTCGCCCCGCCAAACCGGGTGATCGACGACAGTGCGCGGTTGCCTGTGTCGTTTTTCCTCGCCATGATGTTCGACTGGATCGCGATGATCGTGCGCGTGGGCGAGACGGCCTGGAAGTGATAGCAATCGATGGGGAATGGGCCGGTGTTCGGGGCCACCGTCCACACGTAGGTGGAGTCGCCGTCCGGGGGGATCTCGTTGACGAGCGAGAAGTGAGGGCTGCCTGCGGAAGTGGTCCATCCAAGCAGGTCGCCATCGGAGGCAGGCATGATCAGGCCGATCGACACGTCGCCGAGGAAGGAGTTGAGGACTCCGGTACCGTCGGTGACATAGACGTCGTCCACGTACACGAAATTGCTGCCGCCCGGCCCGAAAAACACGACCTGATCCGCAACGTTGTCGCCGTTGGGGCTGGTGTTGACACCGGATAGGCTGAGCACGACCTGCCCATTGATGCGCACAATGGCCGTGCCGCCAGTTTTGTTGATCACCGCCTGGAACTCGATGTAGTAGTACTTGCCGACAGTCACGGCCAAGGTGGGGCTGGTGGAGCCGAGCGCCACACTGGACGTGACCCCAACCGGCCCGTTGTACACGGTGAACGTGCCATCGTTGTTGCCACTCAGGTACACCTGGATCGTGCCAAGGTGCGCGAATGCGATACCTCCGCCGTACGCCGCCCAGTTCATCGCCGCGCCGCATGTCCACAGGGTTGAGTTCTTGATCGTCACTGCGGGCGCCGCGTTGCTGATTGCCGCGCACTGCGGCCCGGTGCGTGCGAAGACTGTGTTGAGCTGGAAGCTCGCGGGGCCTACGTTGAAGAACGACGCGGTCCACTTCGCTGGGATGTAGGCAGCGTTATAGTGATCGAAACTGTCTGCGAAAGATCAGCGCCATGCGGCACAGTCTCCTTAGGGATTGGTTATCCCCCAGCACGTACTATTGTAATCGTTCGGGCTCCACAACCCCGTCGTCGTTGGCTCCCGTTCGTACATTCTAGTCGCAGGTGAGTAACTCGACCCTGGAGTGTAGTTGTCAGCTGAATGGTTGAACTCGGTGCCGTTGACGATGAGATACGGGCGTGCTGTCTCGCCGCCTGTCGCGCGTGTGATTTCGGTGAGCAGCACCGCGTGGATCACATCGGTTATCGCCAAGTTGGGCAAGACCTGATACGTTTCCTTTTGACCGCTGAACGGCGGCGAGAAGTTGTAAGTCACGTCGTCATCGGCGGGGATCTCGTGGACGTTCACCCAGTTCGCGTTAGTCGAGGGGAACGCTTCCCACTGGTTGATCAGGCAATTGCTGCTGGATATCGAGCAGATCACCGAAGAGTCGCCAGCCGCCGTGGTCAGGTTCGTGCCATCGTCGGGGTCAACGAGATAGTAGTCGTCGAAGTAGTTCTGGAACCCTCCGCCAGGCCCGAGTAGATTGACCGTCGACGCCCCGGATGTTGGAGCGGCTTGCGTGTTAAGGATTGCACTCAGCACGAGCTGCCCGTCGATCCACACTTGGTTGAGTGAGGTAGGAGTGAACCCCACCAGCCACTCGACATAGTGATACACGCCGGGGGTGATCAGAGGCCCGGTGGGGCTAGAGGATGCGAGAATCGTGACGCCGCCAGGAAGTTGGATGCCTACCGTGCTGTCAGGGAGGAGCACGAGTTCGCACTGGCCAGGACCGTTGATTCCCTGCGAAAACAGCACCATGGATGACGAGACGGAGTTAGTCATGAAGGCGAACCCGATGATGGCGTCGATCAACAGGGTGCCGATGTTGCGCGCCACGCCGCCAGGGCGCGGATTCATCGCTCCGACTCCGGTGCGCGAGAGTGAGGAGATGTCGGCTGCACCGAAGAAGGCGAGATCGGTCCAGTAGGAGCCGACTTCACTTGTGACGTAGCCGTCGAACGAGTCTAGCTGCAGGACGCTCAATTCATTTGCCCATTCGTAATATGCCCATGCCAGCCACAACCGCCAGTAGGCTTGCCATCTTTCTCAGCGATACAGTTGATCGATGGCGTAAGAGTGGGATGATCCGTGTCACCATCCCACCCCCAAACACATAGCCGATCGGGCGCAGATCGGTCTACGAACTTCGGCCCTATAAGCACGCCGCATCTCTTGCCATTCGGGCACACGAATATGATGTGTGCTGTTGCCTCGTACCCCGCCACGCCCCCTAACTCAATGTCGAATGTACCAACAGGAACATCACCAGGCCATTCGTCCCGAGTATCACGCTGCATGATCATATGATCGCCCCCTTCGTACGCGAGGTATCACCAAAGGGCTGGACCACTGTGTAAGGCTGCTTGCGCCCCCACGGCCCCACCCTCATCGAGCAATCCTTCTGGAACAGGCGGAATGGATTGGTCGAGTTGAGTGCATAGTTGACGATCTTCCCCTTCATCGGCTGGGTGACAAGATACTGCTTCTGCTGATAGATCGCGCCTTGTGTCGTAGCTGGGATCGTATAGGGGAAGGCGACGCCATCGTCGTAGCGCGTCACCGTCAGGATCACAGGAGCCGAGGCGATCAAAGCGATATACCCGTCGCGATGATGGAAGAACTCGGTGAAGTTGTGAGTGGTAGGCTGCGTGATCCAGTTCAGTGCGAGATCGGGCGCGGGCTCCCAGATCCACCGGATCTTGAACAGCCGCCACATGTCGGCGTCGGATGGGAGAATGCGGACCAGACGGGAGATGAAGGGAGTCGCGAACGAAAAGGGCTGCTCCTGGCGATTCGCAGCAGTGAAGACGAAGGTCTGCGAGAGGGTGCCGCCGCCGTCCACCTGGACTTGGATAGTTCGCGCGATCCCGAGTGAGTCGCCCTCGATGTAGAACCCCTGAAAGAACTTCGCGCCGGGATAGCCATCATCGGTCCAGTTCGACGCGCGGAGGATGGTCAGCTCCGGCATCGGCTCGTACGAAGGGTCCCATGCGTAGAAAGCCGGGCGCCCCCCGAGATAGGTAAAGGACAGGTCGAGGCCGAGGTTCATCGCATACTGGCCTTCGCCGTTGTTGATGTCGATCACGGACTGACGGCGGCCTGTGAGGTTAGTGCCCACGAGAGTGGCGACCGAGAAATAGGTGTAGTCGTCGAAGCCGATATCCACGGTGAGGGTTTGACACTGCGATTCGTAATCCATCCACACATCGCCCCAGAGTTTGCGCGGGCGTGGGTCCTTGAGGTCGATCGCGGCTGTGCGAATATGGCCGACGATCGCTGACCCGTTGTCGCTGTCGCCTGCGCTGTACTGGTAGGAGAGCCCATTCGCCGCGCCCATATAGACTTCGTGGACGCCGAGGCCGGTGACGAGAGAGTCGCCACCCTCGCCGTTATAGTGCATCGTGATCGGAGGGGTGTAGGTGTCGCGCGAGACCCACGCGTTGGTGACCGTGTTGTAGATGAGGGTTCGCTGCGTGCCGCCCACGTCGATGTAATCGTAGTAGAGGAAGCCGTCCGCGTATTCGAGGCGCTGAGAGGTCTCCTTGGTGTCGTCGGGTGGCGAGAATGGACCGCCGATGCCATAGGGGGTCGCTGTCTGGCCGTCTGCTACGAACTGCTGCCCCTGCCCCTGGCCAGCCTCATGCGGAAATATCGAGTAGAGGTCGCCGTCGGTGATTGACTGAGGCGCGCCGCCGTTGGTGAGGTAGATCCCGTCGCGCGCGCGGAAGTAGATCCCCTGCGGGCCAACCGCGAGGCACCACCGCATGTAGAGACCTTTCGAATTCGGCACTTCGATGGCGATGAAGTCGGTCGCCGACCCAAAGGTGGGAAACATCTCGAAGCAGCGCTCGGACGAGAACACGTAGGGATTGCCGCCGTAGAGACACCCGTTTTGGAGCGGCTCAGAGGGTTGGGTGATGTCGAGGACGTTGGCATCGGGTGCGCACTCGGGCCGGTTGCCCTTGGTCCAGTGAATCGCGCCCAGGCGGTACTGATCGCCGACCGCGAAGAAGAAGGTGCCCGACTCGCCGCCACCGTATGGCCCCCACATAAAGGGGAGCGGCTGGTGCCAGATCTCGGGCGACGGCATCAGGAAGTTGCCAGATGTGGAGCCTGCGACGTTCTCGACCAGCTCGACGGTCGTGGCGGAGGTCGGCGCGCGGTAGAACGTGTACGCTTGCCCGCCGATCATGATCTCGTTGCCGTAGCCATAGTAGGGCTGGTCGAGGTTCGCGGGATTGTACCACTTGAACACAGCGGTTGAAGTGATCGTGAGGATCGCTCCGCCACCAGCTTGGGCTGCGATAGTGCAGGTGCCGAAGATCCCTTGGTCGAATGTGGGGAAGGGTTGGAAGTCGTCGAACTCCAGGAGCGGTTGATTGGCGGCGACCGCGTCGTTGAAAGTGTCGGTGACTGTTGCGCCTGCCGTGTTGCCGCACGACCCGATGTAGACCCAGTTGGTGAGCGAGCCACCGAAACGGAACACGTCCAGGTAGACGACGGCAGGGTCCGGGTGGGCTGTCACGATGGTCACGACCACGTTCTGCTGATGCGCCGAGACGCCAAGAGGATTGCCGGAGCCATCGATCAGCCGCATCGAGGGACCTGCGTTGCCATACTCGCCAGTCTGGATGTCACCTGCTTTGCGCCCACGATAGCGATAGACGTAGGGGACGCCAGTCGTGCCGATGTCGGGGCCGTTCGTGTTCGCAGCGCCGGTCGCGGCGGTGGGGGGATCGTTAGGAGGGGCTACACCGAACTGAAAGGGTTGCGTGTTCGAGGACGTAATGCGCATCTTGTTCGAGTCGGCGATGATCAGCCAGGGACGGGGACCGAACGAGGGTTTGAAGATGCGGAGCGCGAGAGGATTGCCACTGAATCCGTTATCGACCAGGTTGTTGACGAGCGGCGGGCCTGCGCCAAGGACCACGCCCGAGCGGAGTTCAGCAGCATCACCCTTGAACAGAACTTGTGTGTTGAAGGCGGATGGGAATTGGGCGGGGCGCGCGATCGGATCGTTGAGGAGCTTCATCGAGTGGATCGGAGCGGAGGCGGTGTAGGTATCGGCAGGTGCGAGGCCGGGGCGCCCGAGGATCTGGCCTTCGCCATAGGGACGCACGTTTTCGAGCGCGCGGTACTTGCCAGGACCCATCTTGTCGACCGGGAGGGAGAGGTTTATCCCGCGACAGATGAACGGTTCGGGGTTTCGTTTCCAGCGGGAAGTGTCAATCGGCATCAGGCATGTACCGTTGTCAGCAGCACCTCGATCGACCGTTTCGCGTCCTCGATGCGGCGGAACCTGCCACTGGTCATGGCGGAGGCTCCGAGGTACCCCCGCCAGCAGCAACCGAGTTTAGCGACGCGTGCGATGAGTTGGCCGTGATCGTCGAGGAGTTGATGCTCGTTGCCGAAGTCGCGCCAGCAGCCTACTTCTCCTTCGCCGCGTTTCATGTGGGTTTCCTTACTCCGTATGCGCTACCACACCCACGCACGGAACCTGTTGCTGTCCATGGTGTACCGGACATGACGGTCTCGCGTTCGGATCGCCTGCCCACCCCAAAAGACATGTGCAACTCAACAGTTCGCATCACCCCTTTCATACACCCCCCACCATATCAGCCGCCATCGGCTCTTCCTTCTCGTGCGCATCCCGCCTGACCTGCTCCCGCTCGCGGCGCGCACGATCGTGCTCATCTTCAGGGAACCGCGAGAACGCACGCCATCTCTCGTTCTGCTTCCGCGCGAGTGCGACCATCCGTTCGTAGGCAGGCATCGTTTCCATGAACTCAGCTCCGCCCATTTTAACCGCAGCGAGGTGCTCTGAATAGTCGGTGATCACGTCCAACTCCTCGCGGCCCACCTGAATATTATCGGTCAGCAGGATGGGGACCGGCATGTTGCGCAGAAGGTCGAGTTGGATCGTGTGAGCTGCGGCGTTGGGAGGGTCGGCGATCGCCAGCATGTTCATCCCGGCCAAGCCGAGGATCGATGGATTGGCGAGTGGGTTGTTCTGCCACCCGGAGTAGGCCGTGTCCATGTCGAAGACCGAGTTGATCGGGACATTGTTACCGTCGATGTTTCCGGTGATCACGGTGGTTGACAGCTTGGCGAGGCGAATCCCTTCGACCCAGCGTTTCTGGCAATACTGCGCGCGGAGAGGATCGGAGGCTTGACCGTCGCGGGTGAGCAGATCGCAGAGTGCACCCCACTTCACCACCCACGCGAAATCGTCGGGAACGCCGAGGACCACACCAGCAGAGGGGTTGAGCGCTGCGCCCGCGCTGATCGTCAGCAGGTCGAGGGAGCCTGCGAGCGAAGGGATTGGAATGATCTGGATGGTCACAGGCGCAGGTTCAACCACGGAGTAGACGCTCGGGGGTGCCGCTGCATTCAACCAGCCATATTGGAAAGCGTTGGCCTCGGACTCGGAGCTACGCCAGAGTGTGGTATAGAGACCGTTCGAGTCAAAGTAGGCAGCTCGGCGCACTTCGATCACGGTGTCAGGGAGCGCGACGCGGCCATTCGAGGTCTGCGCGCCCCCAAGCGTAGAGTGCGTGATCACCGATCCGGTTTCGAGCAGGAACTGATCGCGGCGTTTTTGGAGCGCGTTCACCAGATCCGCGTTGGTGAACATCTCGCTGCCTGCGTAGGGAGCCACAGCAGGTTCGAGGAGGTGATACTCAATGGTCTCGAACAAGGCGGTGTCGGTGACCGTGTAGGGGATCAGCGTACCCGCCTGCGCGCTCAGATCGTACCAGGTAACGGGGGAGGTAGTAGAGAACGACATGCGATCGCGATACCACGCGGCCATTGCGTTCCACGTGCGGAGAGATTCCTGGATGTAGAGAGTTAGTTCGGCTGCCGACCAGAATACGTTCGCAGGGTCTTGAAGGCGCAGGGATAGATCGGTCAGGAGCTGCGAGAGAGGATAGTAAGCGTAGGGCACACGCTCAGGTAATTCCCAACGTACCCTTGACTGCTTCGAAGCGTTTGTACTGCTCCTCGAACGTCAGGCCGTAAAGGTTGCCCTTGTCGTCGTAGTCGAACACCACAGTTCCATCGGCAGTGCGCACGAACGCGCCTTCCGGGGTCAGGACCACGTCCGGTGTACAGGAGCCCTGCGACGCCTCTTGATATGCCTTCTCAAACGCCTGCAACTCCTCGGGTGTCACGATATCAGTCTCCCGACTTGCGGCTCTTGCGATCCACTGCGCCCCCGATGGTCAGCGTGTTGCCATGCGGGGTTTGGAACGCCTCAGGGTCAGGTGAGAGCGGGCCGATCTTGTCGCCGTCGCCAGAGAAGAACTTGACCGGGATCGTGTCCTTGCCCTTCGAGTGAGGTTTGTCGAACGGAGGCCGGTTGCCGCTGTACGTGCCTGTGACCCCCTTGGTCGATGGCGTCTTCGCTACGGTGCCCTCCGACGATCCGAATGGCGTGTTGATCATTGCCTTTCCCATTTCGCTGCTCCTTTCACAAACCGACGAGTTCCCATGAACATTGACCGCTGGTAATACTACGCGCCCAGCAGGCTATGGCGGCACCAGAGATGCCCGTCATGCAACATCGTCCTGACTAGCACTGGGTCGATTCTACCACTACGCCACGTACTTGATGTCGAGGTACGTCCAGAGCTGCCTCTCCGTGTCGATGGCGAACCCCTGCACGCCGAGACGCCTGACCGTCTCCTGGAGATAGACTTCGGTCCGGTTGTTATCGGTCGGGGGCGCCCACGCATAGATCAGGGCGCGCAGCGAGTAGCCACGGGCGATATCGAGGGCGACCTGGTGATGGCACCCGGCGATCCCTTCGGCCACAGTTGGCGCCTTCCAGAAGCCGTCTACGATGACTGGATCGGTGAGCCAGGGGGCCGCGCGTAGATCGCCGGGGTTGTCATCGCGGTTGGGGAGCGCGCCGTTGACGAAGAAGCCCTCGGCGGATGCGATCGCGTTGACGATAGCGTCGATCAGTCCGACCATAACCCGGTGTGGATGGCGGCGGGGCATGTCATCGCTTTTTGCCACGGGTTCTGCGGCGTGCCTGGTTGAGTGCGATGGCCAAGGCTTGCGCGCGGCTCTTCACCTTCGGCCCCTTCTTCGAACCAGAGTGGAGCTTTCCACGTTTGAACTCGTGCATCGTCTCTTCGACGCCCGGCATAGCTATCGGCTGCCCCAGTGACCGAAGCTACCCATCGGCAGCACATATCCCAGCACGACGATCAGCAGAATGATAAGCAGCACGCAGAGCACGATGTTCTTCATCGGCTGCGGGAGTGGAAGCAAAGTCCAGATCCAGTAGACAATCGCGATCACGATGCAAAGGATCAGCAGATCGATCAGCAACGGCATGTTACCTCCTGTTTTCCCTCACCAAGTTCTCCACAATACGTCGCAACTGCTCGTTCTCCTGCAGCACGGCCATGTACCGGCAGCGTTCCAAACCTGCCCATGATATCGCACACACAAGCGCCGCAATGAGCAGCCCGATCATCCACCCGACTTTCCCTCTGTGATCTTCGCGATGTGCACGGAGAGGTCAGTGACCTGCTTCTGGAGCGCAACTACTTCGGCACGTGCCGCAGTGAGATTGTTGTTCACCATCGTGTGGATCTCGTCGGTCTTCTGCGCTGCGACCACTGCGGCTGCCTGCGCCTTACTGGCCGCACGCTGCTGAAGAAGGATGGAGATGATCACCGCGATCGGCGTAGCCAACTCGACGATCTGTTGATTGTTCACTTCAACGAAGGCCAGCATTTCTACCTCCTATGGCGAACGAGATACCAGAGCCGCTGCCACCAACTCTTCGCAGCAAGGCTGAGGTGGTTACTCAATGTGACACCGCCGATACCGGGAGGGTAATCGTAGACTGGATCACGTTCTCTTTGCGGGTCTGCGATGCGAGAACAGTGCGGGTCGTGCATTGACCAGGTGGCAGCACGACCGACTCAGACAACAGATTGGGTAGGAGACTGGCGAATTGCGGTGTCACTCCTTGCAGCTTACCAGCGAGGAAGCGCGCTGCGGCACCGCCCGCGCCGACCGCACCGATCACCTTAGGGGTTGCTGCGATGTATCTGCCACCCATGAATACGACCGCGCCATCCGCCGCCCAGCCAAGCGTCGTGATCAGGATCGGGAGGGCTCGATGGTTGTAGGACGATTGGAGCTGCGCAGTCGCGCGAGAGAGATCTAGGTGATGCAGAGTGGGGGCCGACATGTAGACGCGCTCGGGGGGAACGGTGACAGTGAGAGATGAGTCGTTGCAGAGGGAGCAGTCCCAGACGACCACTTTGCCCTTGCCGAATACGTTCGCGGTTGAGGAGCCGCTCTCGGGAGTCAGGAGGACTGAGACAGTGGACTGCGCCATCAAGTGAGCAGCAAACAGCAGCGTGGCCGCTAGTCTCATGGCACGCAGTATCCCACACTAAGTCTTTGCATATCAACCGACATCGACGAACATGAGGTCGACGTCATGACTTTGGATGAAGCTCGCATCCACGGGGAAGCCTAGATAAGTCCCCTTCGGCAGAATCCACGTGTTCTTGAAGATCTCCATGTCCTGTCGGCGCTGCTTAACCAACTCGTTCAGATATTGCGCGAGCGCCTCTTTGCGCACACCAAACCAGTTGACTCCCTTGAGGTCGGGGTAGCGGTTCATGTTCTTGACTGCCCAGATCGAGGTTTGAAACTCGGCGCGCGCCATCAGGAGTGAAGGGGAGAGGGTAGGTGGGTAGTCGATCACCGGAGTCACACCTGCGGGAGTCAGAGGGAGCCCGCGACGCTGGTAGATCGCCATGTAAGTGTTGCCATCGGTGGGAGCAGGCCAGAACTCGTACACGGGGGTTTGCAGAAGTGGATCGGATTTATAGCTGCCGATGATGTAGGCATTGCCGAACGAGCCGCGTTGCGGGTCCATCCGATCGAGCTGCTCGCGGTTAAAGTTGAGCGACTTGCCCACGATCGAGTAGGCGAACTGGATATTGGTCACGGAGAAGAAGCGGAGGAAGTCGGCGGAGGGCGGTGCGTAATAGGGCTTGTAGATCTGGTAGGTTTGACCGGCGCCCACGTTCTCGGACTCAGTGTAGAGACGGTCGAGCGTGATCTGGTTCGTGCCGTTGTACGCGACGATGTTATAGATCGGGTTGCCCATTCCGCAGCGGAACTGGCGACCGATACCGAGATTAGGAGAGGCGAGAGGGGGGTTGGCAGCGGCGAGAGGGGTCCACGCGGCGGTCGCGTTGGCGTCGCCTGTGACTAGGTTGCTGGCGAGGGTTGTCGTGACCGTGCCTGCGGTGACTGGGAGAGGCGCGACGTAGGCGAACTCTGCGACGAGCCACGACCACAACCCCTCGTCCCGAATATCCTGCCACGCCCGGTTGATCATGGTCCGGGCGGGCAGGAGTGACAGGCCAGGGTAGAGGCCAACTAACTCGTTCGCAAATGCGTCGAGCGGCATGGGGTTTGAGCCCTATCGCCCGATGAATGCCATTCGCGTTGTGAAGGTGGACAGATTGGTCGCGCCAGATACCTGCGCGCCGCTCGCAGCCGTTACCCAGATCAGCGCCACCGAATTAGGAAACTCGGCGCCTTGCGCCACTGGTATTCTGGTGCCGTCCACCGTGTAGGTACCGCTATTGTCGAGCCCGCAGATCACCAGTTCGATGACCTTGAGGCCGACGTTCTGCGCAGAGAGCACCTGTCCACCGGTCGGGCCTGCGGGAGGTACTCCTGGCGTGATTTGCGTATAGGACGCGGGACCGGTGACGTCGCAGATCGACATCATGCGGTCCCCGATCCCGAACACCCCGTTAAGTTTGACTGGAGATGCCATGTTGTGTGATCTCCTCCAGTCTACATGTTAAAGAAGCGCGGCGTGAGCTGAACCAGCGAGGTTGCGGCTCCCACTGGGGCCACCTGAGCGACGCCGATCACCGATTTCAGGATCAGGTAGGTCGGGTTGCCGGATTGCGTCGGGTCGTCAGCGAGGTTCGACGGGGTCTGATCCAGAATCACCAGATCGCCGATGGCCGGGGTCGCGGCGGTGAGCGAAGTTTTGTACTTCACGTTCGCCACACCGTTGATTTGAATCCAGCCGTAGTTGCCCTTAGTCACGGCACCGAGCGTAACGCCCGCGATCTGACCTTGGGTTGCAGCGGTCACGTCGGGAGTCGCCGTCCACGCCGCGCGGTGCGCAGGAGTGTCATAGAACACCATCTGCCCTGCGACGTTCGAGGCCGTCGAACCAGTCAGGAAGTTGATGTACTGGTAGAGGCCGGAGTGCAGCGTGATCTTCGAACCACGTAGGTTGGCCTCGGTCTCGGACAAGGCAATGATGCCGCCGAGCTGGCCAGGGTATGGCTGCGCGCCCGTGCCTGTGGAGGTCGGGGAGCCGATGAAAGCGTCGTTGATCAGATCCAGGTACTGAGTGGACCAGTGCGTGATGTTGGTTAGGAAGTTAGTCGGCATAGTTTTGTCCTCGCGTAGTCACGTACGCTCAACCTCCAATCCCATAAATCTGCGTGTTCAAGCGGGGAGCGATGCACTCCAGGTTGAGCGCGGCTTTGATTTGGCCTGCAACGCGGGTGTTGTCCTGAGCAGGCACGAAACCCGAGAAGCCTAGACCGAACTCCGGGTCGTCAGCGAGGCGGAGCAGGAACTTGCGGGTGTTGAACCACACGAACACCTCGCCCACGGTCAGTGTGACGTTGGTCGTGGGGAAGTTGTTCACGACAGTTGTAGGCGCGGTGTAGGCGATGGTCGAAGTGAGCCAGTTGCCGATACCCACCTGGTTCTGCCCGTACTTGAGCGACGGGAAATAGTCGTCCTTCAGGATCAGCGCGTTGTTCATGCGCATCCCGTTGGCACCCCAGTAAGGGTCGCGCTCCTGAGAAAACCGCTGTTGAGGCTGGATGCGCTCTTTGATATAAGCGAACGCGGCCTTGTTGCTGACGCCGAGGTCGGGTTCGTCGCGCCCGATCGAGGCCGACTGGTAAGCCTCCTCCAGAAGCTGATAGGTCATGGCACCGACGTTGCCAGCCTGATCGCCCGCCCAGAAGACGTTGCCGTTGAGGGCAATCGCGATGTTGCCGTTGCGCGCCTGGGTTCCGTAGGATGTGTAGATGTTGCCGTCCCACGAGGGATTGATCCCGTCGTTGATCGCCTCGGTCCACCCGTTGATGTTGGGGGTACGCGGGGCGAGCTGGCCATTCTGTTGAAGATCGACCGCGATGATCGCAGAGATGGTTTGAATCCCGTTCTGCATGTCGATGTCGATCAACCGGAAGATCGAGAGGTCGCCACGGTTGAGGACCTGGATGTCTTCTTTGTACTCGACCACCGACACCTCGTAATACTTCGGGTCGAACTCGGTGCCGGAGAGGGTTTGCGGCTTGTTGATGTCGAAGTTCTGGCCGCGCGTGTACGCACCGCCGATAAGAGGCGCGTAAATGAAAACGGTCTGCATGAAGGCGCCGCCCGTGAAGGGCACCATCGCCTTCTTGCGCAAGTGCGCAAGGAATGGGGAGTCGAGGAAGAAGTTGTCTTCGACGGCGTCCGGGTAGATTTCCTTGAGCGTCGTTAGGTTGATCTCGTCAAGGATCGGGTCCGACAAGGTGTTACCTCTCGGGCCTTACTACGACCTCGCGTCTGCGGTTCCTGAAGGATTATCGCGCCGCTACTTCGTTTAGGCTGTCTTTGCCGCTTCAGGCTGGCCCATGGGAACACCACGTGCCCGGCGTTCTAAAAAGCTCGACGCCGATTTTTGCCAGCGACTCTCGCGACCGGCAGCGGATTCAGCCGGGGGTGGCAGTCTGCCATTGTCCCCGTTTCCGTTACCGTTGGCTGAAGCAGCAGCAGCATCCTTCTCCGCAGGAGTCTTCATCTCCTTGGCGAAGACTGGAGAGTGCTCGCGTTGCTGCCCTGGCCGACCTGGAGCGTTGCCTCCGTTGAGCGCGGCCTCCGTGGCTTTCTGCCGGTACTCACCTTCCAACTCACCCCGGATCTGCGTGCGCAGAGTCTCGGTATGCATCTCCTCGCGCTTCTTGGGCACCTCGAAGGTGGTCTCCCAGATGCGCCGGAGGTCCATAGACGGCCTGCCTTGGCGGGCCAGTTGTTCGTTGGTATCAAGCGCCTTCTGGATGAACGCCGACCGCCCACGGAGCTGTTCGCCCTGAGGGGTGGTGTATTCGAACGTTCGAAGGGACTTGCCGAAGAGTTCCTGATGTTCCTCCGCAATGTCGGGGAACTCAGCAAGCAGACGAAGGGTCTGACGGTCGCGTTGTGCGGCCAGCTTGTTAACGTCTTCGCGGGTGAGGTACTGAGTCTGATTGCCATTCCCGCTGCCATTGTTTGCTGGCGGCGCCTCTCCACCTTTGCCGCCCTCGGGGGTTGAGATCCCTTCGAGCAGCGCCTTCTCGTCCGCGTTGTATTGCCGAGCGAGTGTGGAGATGCGAGCGCGGTACTGGCCTTCGGTGATGCGAGCAGCTTCGAGATCTGCGGCGATTTTGTTGTACTTCTCGTCGAGACCACTTTTCCACTCTGCCAGGTTCTGACGCTCTTGGAGCACCGAGTTCACATCGGCTTCGAGAGCCCGCCTTCCATCGGCCAGTTCTTGTGTCTTGCGCGAATAGTCCCGGCGCATCAGAACCTGGTCTTTGAGACGGGTAGTGACTTTGTCCTTACCGAGGATCGACTTCAGGTTGTTGACTTCGTCCTGCGAGAGGGAACCGTCGGCGGAAATGTCGGCGAGCCACGACTGCAGATCGAAATCGTCGAGTTGCTGGTTATTGCCTTGTGGCATGGTTGGCTCCGGTCTCTTCCGTGTCGTGATCGAAGGAAGGGACTTGTGGATTAGGATCGCTGCCAGGGTTATCGCTCACGCGAACGGCCCCAGCGAGCGGAGGAGAAAATTGGTTGAGTGACAGCACCAGATCCACATGCGTATAGCCGGATTTGGGCTTGTCATGGCAGAACACGCAGGTGCCCGGAGAAGGGCTGATTCGGCCCTCGCTCAACAGGCGGTTGTGTTCTACCTCTAAGGCGTTCATGCCAGTGTCCGGGGCGCGGCGGGCTCCTGCGCCTGATTCGGCTGCGACACCGACTTCGACATGCCGGAGCGGAGTGCGTTCACCGCTTGCCGCAGATCCTTGGCCGCTTCCGGGAACTCCTGCGCCATCGCGTTCATCTGGTTCTCGATCTCGCGATACCGCATCATGATCGAGCGGAGACGGGCTTGTGGATCGGGGGATGTCTGCTGAGGCATCGGGCCAGAGAGCGCATCCATGGGTGGGGGGGAGGTGGGAACGGGAGGACGGTCGGGAGATTCAGGAGAACCAGGCGCACCAGGGGGTGTGAAGGTCGGTGCGAACGGTGTCGAGACGCTTGCCAACTCTACCTCTTCGAGGTCATGCGCTGCATGAAGGGGGTCTCGATCTTGCTCTTGCCCTTACCACCCTTTTTGCCGCCTTTACGTTTCGCCATATGTTTTGCGGTTGAACCCGGACGCCGGATCAATTACCGCTTCGGACGTTTGGACATCCGCTTCCTGCCACGACGAGCCATATCATTCGTCGCGACGTTCACTACCGTTTCTTGCGCCGACGGTGCCTGTTAGCAACTTCGAACTTCGAAATCCCGAACATCGCTTTTCTCCTTTCATCCGACCACCTTCGCTCACTGCGGAAGGCTATCGTTACTGAGAGTCAAATACTGGTACTACAAGTGAGCCGCGCGTCCGGGTTTCACCTGTGTGGGATCATAGACCCCTGCAGAGGACAATGTCAAGTCGATTATTTCGGCTGAGTTGCGATCGAGGCAAGATATTGGGAGTTTGAGGGCTGATTTGCGCCTGTGTAGCGCATCAGTTTCGCGGCTTTGGCGGGGTCGGTCTTGGCGAGAAGTGAGAGGTACTTCGGCCACGCCTGCTGGGCTTGTTGAGGGGAGATGCCGAGGGTTTCGGCCTGGTTGATGCGGGGGTCGGAGCCAGGGGCGTTGATGCCGGAGGCCCCAAGGCGTGCCGCGATCTCGTCGGCCCACTGCGATTTCGGAACGTTTTTGGTGAGGTGCGCGCGCATGGCTTCGGCGACGTTTGGAGGGAGCTGCGAAAGGAGCGCTTCGGGCGAGACGTGGGAGTCACCAAGGAATTGATGGATGGCCTCGTGGCGCGCGACGCCCTGCATTCCACCTTGCTTCGGCTGCTCCATGGGGGAGGTAGCGTCGGGGCTCACGACTGAGACCGGGCCGGAGGGGAGCTGCGAGCGGACCAGTTGAGCAAGAGGGCCGCCGCCAATGCCCACGTCACCAGGCTTTTGAAAGGTCGCGCCCCAGTCGTTAGGATCTAACTGGCTCATCTGCTGGGAGGTGTGAGCCATGATCATCGGATTGTGGGTGAGACGGGAATAGGCGAGTGAGACGTCGCCCTCGGCGGGATCGGAGCCTCCGGTGATCTGACCCAGCTTGTTCTTGACGAGGCCAGGGAACTGCTGCAGGATGTCGAGAAACGAGGGAGACGGCTGGGGCATGTCAGCCATGTGGCCCTGCCATATCCTCGAAGCGCTGCGACCACAGGTTCCACTCGATGCGTGGCTGCAACATGCGCCCGCAGCGGCACATCCACGCGGAGACTTGACCAGCGGTGACCGCAACCGGCTCCATAATAGAGTGACACCTGAGACAGGAGACCTGCGTCAGCTCACTTGATATGGACCCGGTCTGAACAGCCGCTGCCATAGATCCTCTACCTTCCCTTCCCAGTTACAAGTGACGTGCACTGCGCGCCCATCATTGAAGAATATCACGCCCGAGATGGTGAGGCAGCGTGGGCAACCGACTAACATCCAGGAGTGAGAGGTGTCAGGGACGGAAGCTTGGAGTTGATCGGTTGTCATCGCGATTCCATTTCCAGGCGTATAAGAGCCTGTTCCATAATGGCGTCTTCAACACCTTGCAACGCACCACCTTTAGCTGGATGCACAACAGGTAATCTGAGAGCAGCGTCACGCTCCATCGCTACGGCACGTTCGAGTTGCTCTTCCAAAGTCATCGCGATTCGGCCACCGTCTGCCGACCTCCCTTGTTCACAAGATGCGGCGCTGCGCCCCCGGATGGTTTGCGACCGGCCTGCCCCGGCTGCCCCTGCGGCATCATCTGCTGGATCACCTTCCGCCATTCGATCCACCGCGAGATTATATCCTTGGTCGCGGGCGGCTCCTTGCCGATGTCGATGTCGAGTTCCTTGCCTAAGGTCCACGGGTCCATCGGGAACGGTGTGCCACCCTGCCGGAACAGTTGCAAGTAGAGAAGTTTGCGCGACATCTGCGTGATCTGATGGAGCGATTGCGGGGTCACGTGGAAGACGAAATTGTCCATGTGCCACCGCGCGCGCTGCCAGAGCGGGGTTGGTGAAGCGGTGTCGGTTGACTCGCCAAGGACGTGCGAGGGGAGCATTGAGGCAGGCTCGTAGTCGTAGTCCTCTTCAACGAGCCCATCCTTCTCGCCGAGGATCTGCACGCGGCGCGGGGCGTTGTAGAACTGGAAGAAGAGAGCCTTGACCATCTCACCTAGATCGCGCATCCCGGCTTCCATGCCGCGCGAGATGTCCTGGACGAGCGGCCCCATCATCTCCATCAGCTTATCGATCGATTCGGAGGCGGGGATCTGGCGGGCTTTAGCGATCGCCGTCATGTCGCGCACGCCCGAGACATGGTCCATCTGCTCATAGAGGAATTTGACGAACTCTGGGATGTAGCTATCGACTGTGTACCAGCGGGGATCGAGGATAGCTTTGATCGGCTCGCCCGTGATGCCAAGGGGGGCTGGGATCGATTGGCCGCCCTGGCGGAAGTCGAGATCGTCCATCACGGATTTGGCGAGCACGTTGGCGTCGTACCACACATTGGGGCGAAGGCGGGCGTTGGCTGCGTCATCTACTGCGCGGATCAGGGAGTTGACGCCCCCCTGGATCGGCGCCATGTCGCGCAGAGGGGAGTATCCGCAGACTTCCCATGGCCAGTCGTCGGGAGTGAAGCCGATCACCGGAACCTTGCGGTGCCACCACGGGGAGGGGCCGTCACTGATTTCGAGGTTGCATTCCGGGCACGCGATCAGGAGACGGCGCGCGGGGTAGAGCATGGCTTCGTCGCGCGACACCTTGCGCATTAGCCGCTGGCCGGTTTTAGGATCGCGCTGCGTGGTCTCTACCTCGGACTGATACACGGGGACTTCGTAGGAGAAGTTGGTATCGGGCTCGCCCATCACGATCGGATCGGGGCCAAGGTTGATCGACGGGTCCATGATGTACGTGTGGAAGATGTCGAGCATCGGGAAGGGTGTGTCGTCCTCTTCGCGGCGATTTTGCCCGCCGCCTAGTCTGCGGAGGATCGGTGTGACGAAGCCCGTAACTCTTCCCATTCCGCGTCGGAGCGCGCCTGAGGCGACATAGGTCGGGGCGAACTTGTCGGCGAGTGTGGGCCACATGGCGCAGGCAACGTGGATCGGAGTGCGGATGCGGATGATGACGGCGTAGGCTCCTTGAATGTCATGGTTCGAAGGGAGCTGTACGAACAGAACGTCGCGCGGACCATAAACGTTGAGAAAGATATCGCCACGTCCCGCGTTCCAAAAGTCGCGTTTCCAGACCGGCGAAATGTAACCGGTCCCCATGACCATCGCGTATTGTAGAGCCTGTCGAATGCGCCGGTCAGCGAAGGTGTTATGCCACCAGCTATTGACAAGTTTGTTGAGAACGACTGAGTGCGAATCGTACAGCTTATTGTCATTCTTGTACCCCCACATGGGGCGGAGATTCGAGAGGGTAGAGACGATCTCGCGCACGTTCCGCTTGGCGCGGTTGATGCGGAGACCAGAGAGGGTGCGCGCCTGACGGGAGTCGGATGGCGAGACACCAGCCACCACGTCGAGTGCGCGGTCCATGTCCATGAAGGCGCGTTGGGTCTTGAGGAACTGTTCGCCTTCGCCGATGGCTTCGCGCAGCCAGCCTAGCTTGCGGTCGGAGGTGGTCAGGTCGCCTTGGGCAGTGTAGGCCGGGGGGCAGCGCCAGTCAGAGTCTCTTCCGAGAGCCACTTATCCCTTTCTCGACTTCCAATCGGTTCGCGCATCAGCATGGGCTTCGCGATTGGATTGGTCGTTGGCGAATACGTCGATATGGAAGTTCGCCCGCCCCGGACCAGGGCGCCGCTTCTGGTTCACGTACTCCCGCATCTTCGCCGCGAACTCCCGGCCTTGGGGAGTGAAGCGGGATTTGGCTTGGTCGAGTTCGGCGCGGCTCTTGATAACGTTGGCCGCGAGCTGGGATTGACGCTCACGGTGGACTTGCTCGATCTTGGCGTCCTCGCGGGAGTTAACCTCGCGCGTGATCCGGTCAGCCTCGCGCAGAGTGCGGATCTCGACCTTTCGATAGCCTGGACGAATCGGAGCATCCACCGAAGCTGGGAATGAATACGAGCCGTCGGCGGCCTGATGCACGACGATGGGATCGAAATGCTGCGCAGGCTGAGCGTAGAGAGAACCGTGGGGACAGTATGGCCACGAGCCGATCTCCAATTCTGCCCCGCACTGTGAACACGTTGTCATGTCACCTTCAGCATCACCATCAATATCGCACCAATCACGGCCACGACGTACGGCAGAAGAGGCCACGGCGCGGGGTTCACACCGCTACCAACGCGCCGGGATACCGGGGGTCTCGACGCCCTTGTTTTGCAATGGGCCGACGACGCCGGTCAACTTCACGTTGGGCACCACATCGAACGGGAGCACGAGAGGAGCGGCGGCATTGCCGTAGATGTCGGTGCCCTTGACGGTGACCACGAAAGGACCCATGGGGCCGCGCGGGACCACTGCCACGTGGGTCGCGTCGATGGCTACGGCGTAGGCGGCGTCGTGGTTGTCCGTGTCTACTGAGAGCGCGGTCACCAACACCGCAGGAGCGGCGGGTGCAGGCGCGGGTGTGGGTGCAGGCGTCGGTGTGGGCCCGGGCGACGGATTCGATGGGTTTGTAGCCGGAGCGCTGCTGCTGAGAGTTGCCATCAGCGCCTGAATATCCACGACCGTGTACTGTCGCGGCGAAAGATAAGTCGTTTGCATTGGTGCGGTCACCTCTGGCTGCTCATTATACTCTGTGGTGGGAGCGGGCGATGCAGCAGATTGCTCAGCCGGTTGCTCGCGTTGCCATTTGTGCTTCATAGATCGAACTCTCCTGTGTAGTCGAACCTCTCCTCGGGTTGGGGCTTGATGTTCAACATGTGCGCGATGGGGGATTCTGGATCGGGATGTTGCAGATAGTTGTGCATTGACGAGTCCTCGTGGATATCCGACCCCTGCCAGCCCGGCGAGTAAGTCGCGTAATCCTGCTGTTTGCCGATGCGGTCGCGCACATCCGATAGCCCGCGCATCCCTTGGTGGATCTCGGTGTCGTAGAGTGAGAGTAGCACGAAGCCGAGCGACATGATGCGGTCGTCGTGGCCGCCGTACGCAGCTTTGGTGTCCTGCGCGTCCCAGTCGCGCTCCCAGTCTTCCATCTCCTCGACGAACCACGGGGAGTTGATATCGATC